CTACTTCCCGCAACCGGGCCGGAGCCGCTATGACACGGCGCGGCTCCTCGGCGACCCGGCTCCCGAGGCCAAGCCCCTCGGCGACGACCCCGTTCTAGGGGCCAGCCCCGAGGAGGAGGGGGCGAGGCCGGCCGAGGGAACCTATTCCCGAGCCTATGGCGGCTTCTCGATCGACCCGCGTTGGCTCCAACAGCTCGCGCTCAACGACGACTCGATTCTCAAGCGCGAAGGCCAGCACGACCTCAAGCTCTATGACGCCATCTTGGACGATCCCGAGGCGGCCGCCGCGTTCCAACAACGCCGGATGGCGGTCGTCAACCGCCCTTGGGAGGTCGAGGCCGGCGGGACCGCCCCCCTTGATGTCGCCGCGGCCGACCATCTTCGCCTCCAGCTCAAGGCGCTCCCGTGGGACCGGATTTGCGAGCGGATGCTCTACGGCATTTGGTACGGCTACGCGGTCGGCGAAGCGATGTACAAGGTCGGGGACGATGGGAAGTATTGGCTCGCCGATGTCCTCGTTCCGGATCGGAAGTGGTTTGCCTTCACCAACGCGGGCGAGCTCCGCCTCCGCACCGCCGAAAGCGGGGAAGGGGAAGCCCTCCCGCCCAACAAGTTCTGGGCCTATCGCTCGGGCGCGAGCCACGATTTCGCCCCCTACGGGACGGGCATCGCGCATTGGTGCTATTGGCCCGTCTGGTTCAAGAAAAACGTCATCAAGTTTTGGGCGATCTACCTTGAGAAGTTCGGTATGCCGACCGCGCTCGGGAAGTTCCCGGCCGGGGCCAGCCAAACGATTCAGGACAACCTCCTGGCCGCCGCCGCGGCGGTCGGGCGGGACGCGGCAGTCATCATTCCCGACAACGCCATCCTTGAACTCATGGCGCAAGGCCGGTCCTCGGATGGCTCGTATCTCCAGTTCGTCAACCAGATGGACGATTATCTCCGGCGCGTGATTCTCGGCCAGACGGGGACGAGCAAGAGCGAGGCCCAGGGCCTCGGCGGTTCTCAATCCGATGTGATGAAGGATGTCCGGGACGAGGTTATTCGCTCCGATAGCGACCTCCTCCACGAATCGTTCAATCGCACGGTCGCGAAGTGGCTTACGGAGTGGAACTTCGGGCCGGGGGTCGCCGCCCCGCGCCTCTATCGGAACCTTGAGGATCAAGAAGACCTCACCGCCCTGGCCGAGCGGGACTCCAAGCTCAAGGCGCTCGGCTGGGTCCGGACGGAGAAGAGCTTCAAGGAAACCTTCGGCGAGGGGTACGAGCGCGCGCCCGAGCCCGAGCCGATCCCCGGCGCTGGCGGCCTCCCGGCCCCCGGCTTCGCTCGGCCGCAACTGGCCGCCGAGCGCGACTCGAGCGGGGAGATTGTCGACCTCGCGAAAGAGCGGGAGAAGCGGCGCGCCGAGTTCGCCGCGATGGAGCCGGAGCGGGTCTATATCTCCCGCAAGCTCAAGCCCGCGCCCGGCCGGGCCCTCCTCCGCTGGGCCAGCGAGCAAGGCATCCCGAACCTCCTCCCGGTCGACAAGCTCCACACGACCATCATCACGACGACGAACCCCGTCGATTGGTTCGAACTCGGCGAGGATTGGGGCGACGGGGAACTTCATATTCCGGCCGGCGGCCCTCGCCTCATCAAGAAGCTCGGCGAGAGCGGGGTTGTCCTCCAGTTCTCAAGCGGACGGCTTCGCTGGCGGCATGAGGAGTTGGTCGAGCGCGGCGCCATCGACAAATGGCCGGAGTATCTGACTCACATCACGCTCTCCTATGACGCCGCCGACTTCGACCCGGCCTCAATCGAGAAGGCCTTCCAAGGCGAGTTGATCTTCGGCCCCGAGGTCTTCGAGTCGGTTCAAGACGATTGGGTCGAGCGCATATCCTCGGCCACCTTCGCCGCCGACGACCTCGACCGAATCGACCGCTGGGCCGCCGAGCTGGCGCGGGAAGCGGATCCTCTCCTCGCCGAGTTTGCGGCCGGGCTCCGGGGCCGGGTGAGCGGCATAACCAACGCCGACCAGCTCCGCGTGGCCCTCTTGGAGGGACTCGAGCAATTCCCGGCCGAACGCCTTGGCGAGCTGGCCGGCCTCCCGATGGCCGCGGCCAGGGCGGGCGCCGAAGCCGGATTGGACTAGGCCGATGTTCGCCGTCCCGATCCTCGGGCGGTCGACGGCTCTCACCTTCGACGCGCCCGGCGACTTCGATCCCTTCACCATGGACGCGCCGGAGCTTATCGCTTGGGCCGAGGCGAAGTCGCCGCGCGCCATCGGGAACTGGCGGGAGCTGGGCGCCCAAGAATACGCGCGGAGTTTCACGGCGGCGCGAACGATCGGCTACGATGTCATCCGCGACCTCTATCGCGGCTTCCTCGAAGCGCTCCGCGAGCCGGGCGCGACGGGAGAGGATTTCGTGGACCGGATGCTCCCCATCATGCGGGAGAAGGGATGGCTCGCGGATCGGGGGGACGGGGCCCTGGCCTCCCGGCTCTTCCTCATCTACGACACCAACCTCCGCGCCGGCCAAGCGGTCGGGCAGTGGGAGCGGATTCAGCGCCTCAAGCTCGCCATGCCGTACCTCCTCGGCTACACGGCTCGCGACCTCCGCGTTCGCCATCCGCCGAAGGCCGAGGAGGACCATCGCGCCTTCGAGGGAATCCTCCTCCCGGTCGATCATCCCTTCTGGCAAGCCTACTTCCCGCCGCTCGGCTTCCGGTGTCGCTGTCAGGTCGTCCAGAGGACGAGGAGCCAAGTCGCGCGCGCCGGCCTCGCCGTGACGACCGAAGCCGAGCTGGTGGAGAGGATGAGCCGCCTCGGCCCGCCGTGGGGCTTCAACCCCGGCCTCCAGCCCCTCGCCGGGGTCGAAGCCGCCGCCGAGCGGGCGAACTCCGAGAGGCTGGAGGGAGCCCCGCCGATTGAGCCGATGAGGGAGGCCCAGCTCGGGCGGGCCGTCTGGACTTCGCTCGCCGGGAAGGCGATGGCCGAGGCCGTGGAAGGCCTCATCGCCCGCATCTTCGGATGACGCGAAAAAGCCCCGGCGGGGCGGCCGGGGCTTCTTCCGATTCGCGCTGCAGGGCTCCTACCCCCCGCGCTTCTCCCGCATGATCTTCTCCCGCTTCCGGCGGAGAGCCGCCCCGAGGAGGCCGCTCCCGACGATGAGCGAGGCCCAAAAGGCGAGGGCGATCACGCCGCCGCCTTCTGATTCGGCCGCTCTCCCCGGCGCTCAAGCTCCCGCTCCCCCATGCGAATCACGGCGGGGCAATTCCTCCCGCCCGCCTCGCCCAACGCCGACCAAAGCGAAGCAACGCTCATGGCCCGAATCCCGTGGTTCATGCTCTCCCCCTTCTGCCCTACCGGGCCGCTGATGTGATGTTGATGTGCGTCTCCGAGACTTCGAAGCGGAGCCCCGCCCCGCCCTCCATCATCTTCGCGATTCCGAGGGTGTCAATGTCCTCGCCGAAGTCATCCCCGCCGACGATGGCGCGAGCATTATCCCACCACTCGCCATCGCGCTCCGGGTCGCATCCCTCGGCATAGGCGCAAAGGTGATTCGTCTGGCCCTCCGGGTTGTCGTCGCGGAGGAGGCCGGGGCTCATCAAATAGAGCCCTTGGTCGTGCACGAAGTAGAGAAGGCCTCCGGGTTTGGATGCGTGGGCGACGATGCGCTCAAGCGCCTCGCTGTGCGGAAAGATTGCGGTCTTCATCTTGGGTTCCTCGCAATGTCGGAAAGATAGGCGATCAAATCGGGGCAAGGGCGCTCCGACGCGCGCTCCTCGGCCAGCATGATTCGGGCGTCTTCCGGGGTGAGTTGATCCTCCCGGAGCCGCGCGAGTCGGGCTTCTTCGGCATCCTCGGCGATGTGCATTTGGCTCGGCTCCCCGCTGAATTGCCAGAAGGGGGGCGGAGGCCTCCCGGCTCCCGCCCCCCGCGATGGCAGCTCAAGCGGCCTTGGCGCGCTTCGGCTCGGCCTTCGCCGGAGCGGCGGGCTTGGCCGCATCCGTCGCCGCCCGGATGATGGGAACGGCGGCTTCCGGGAGCATCCGAATATCTCCAGCCTTGAGGCCCCTCCCATCGGCGAGGATTTCGACGATGATCGGGAACTTCTGGCTCCCGCGCCCCTTGAGGGCGAGGCCCGTGGTCTTCATCCGGGTCTGATTATAGACGAACTCCGTCCCGAAATCCTCCGGGCGGAGGCCGGTCGTGGCGGGGTTCGCGAAGTCGATCCCGATATAGGTGCAATTCCGATCCCACTCCGCCTTGGCGGCGGCGATCTTCACGGCCGGATCATCGACCTTGATGACGAGCTTGAAGGAAGCCTCGGCCCCTTCGCCGAAGGTGCCATTCCCGAGGGCGAAGGAAAGGCCGAGGCGTTCGCCGAGGGCCTTAAGCTCGGCCTCGATCGGCGAACGGAGGGCGATGAGGGCGGCTTTGTCGAGCTTGGAAATACGGGTCATTCTTGGTTCCTTTCGCGGCTTATTCTCGCCCCGCCTTTTTGTGGGCGTTGCGTACAAGACGCAAGCACTTTTTTTCGCAATTTGCGAAAAGGCTCGGCGCTCCCTCTTGTCGAAACCCTTCAGTCTTACGGCCGGCCCTCGCTCCCGCTACTTTTGCGCCCATGGAAGAGGTCGAAATCGAAGCCTTCATCGCGGACCATCCCGCGTCGAAAGGAATCACGGCGCAGCACATCGCGGCGGCGGTTGCGGCCTATGACCCCGACAAGGCCCGCGCGCCGCTCGTCTTCGGGCATCCGAGGAACGATGGCCCAGCCAAGGGCTTCATTTCGGCGGCCCGCGCCGAGGGCTCGAAGCTCTTCGTCACGCTCAAGAACATCGCGACCGACGCCATCGAATCGGTCCGCAAGGGCGACTTCTTCAATCGGTCGATGTCCTTTTGGGACCCGGAGCATCCGAGCAACCCGAACCCTGGCGTCTATTCGTTCCGCCACATCGGCCTCCTCGGGGCGACCGCCCCGGCGATTCCCGGCATGGCCCCGCTCAAGTTCAGCGATGACGGCCTCGGGCTGGAGTTCAGCGTCGACCCAGCTCCCGCCGAAGTCCTCGCCCAAGAGCCGGCCCCGACGCCGGTCGTCATCGTTACCGACCCCGCGCCACAACAGGAGCCTAAGAACATGCCGCTTTCCGAAGCCGAAATCGCCGCCCTCCAAGAGAAGGCCGCCCGCGCCGACACCGCCGAGGCCGAGGCCACGCGCCTTCGCGAAGCCGAGGAGAAGCGCGTCCGGGACTTCGCCGCGGCCGAGGAAACCCGCCGCCGCACGGAGGACGAGGCCGCCGTCGCCCAGCTCGTCACGGACGGGAAGGTTCTCCCGGCCGAGGCGGACGATGTGAAGACCCTCTTCGCCGCCCTTCCGACCGAGTCGCTCACCTTCTCGACCGGAGCCGCCGAGCCCCGCGCCGCGCTCAAGACTTTCCTCACCGGCCTTCCGAAGCGGGCGCCCGGAGCTGGCAAGGATCCGATTTCGCCCACGGGCGCGACCGATTTCAGCGCGACCGACGCCGCCGCCGCCGCCGAGAAGGCCCGCAAGGACGCCGAGGCCCGCCAATCCGCCGCATGGAAGCCCGCCGGCCAGTAAGCGCCGCCGCCACGACTTAGACGAGAGGACTCGAAATGCCCGAAATGCAGACCAGCTACTCCGACCGCCAGCCGACCTTCCTCGAAGGCCAGAAGGTCGACGGGCGCGAGTATGACGCCGAGACGATGATCTGCCAGGGCGCGCCGCTCGCCTTCGGCCGGCCCGTCGCGCGCGGCGGCGCCGACAAGCAGTGCATCCTCCTCACCGCCGCGAACGCCGCGAAGTTCAAGGGGGTCACCGTTCGCGATGTCTCCGTTCGCCCGAGCGCCGGCGGGATGTATCCGGTCGGCGGGAACGTCACCGTCCTCACGAAGGGGCCGATTGCCGTCCGCGTGACGGGGGCCGTCTCCGCCGACGATGTGGCCCGCTTCGACACCGCGGCGGAGCGCTTCACGGCGGCGGCGGAGGGCGGCGATGTCGTGGCCTTCGGCGGCGACCGCTGGAAGTTCGACTCCGCCGCGGCGGATGGCGGGCTCGCCGTTCTCATCAAGGTCTAGGGCCTCGGCCCTCGCAAAAGTCTGACGGAAGGAAGAGAAGAAATGCCCGAGTTTGCCACCGCCCAAGAAGCCCTCGGCTTCGTGACGGACCAGACCTTCCGCATCAACGCGACGGTCTACGCCACCCAATATCCCGAGCTGAATTATGCGGAGCTCGTCCCGATCAACAGCGAGGGGCCGGAGTGGTCTTCGGGCGTCATTACCTACATGACGGACTCGGCGGGCAAGGCCGCTTGGTTCTCCGGCGGCGCGAAGGACATGAGGCTCGCCGAGGTGACGCGCGGGGTCGGCCAGACGACCTTCGACATGGCCGGCATCGGCTACGAGTTCAATCTCGAAGAGGTCAACGTCGCGGCCCTCGCCCAACAGCCGCTCACCAACCAGAAGGCGGACGCGGCTCGGCGCGGCGCCCAGGAGTTCATCCACGAGGCTTGCCTCCTCGGGGACGCGAACAAGGGCTTCAAGGGCTTCCTCAACCACTCGGCCCCGACCCAAGGGCTGGTCGCGCTCAACGCCGGCGCGACCTCCCGGCTGTGGGCGCAGAAGTCCCCGGACGAAATCCTCAAGGACTTCAACTCCCTCATCCGAGGGGTCTATGTCGACTCGAGGCGCGTCGAAATGGCCGACACGATCCTCGTCCCCGACGATCGGCTTCTCGACATTTCCACGCGCCGCATCGACGCCACGATGCCGGAGACGATTCTCTCGTTCCTGGCCCGGACGAACGCCTACACGGTCGTCACGGGCCGGCCGCTCACCATCCGGGGCGTTCCCGAGCTGTCGGTCCTCGGGGCGGGCGGCACGGCGCGCATGGTCGCTTATCGGCGCGACCCGCAAATCGTGGAGTTCTACGTCCCCATGCCGCACCGCTTCCTCCCGGTCTGGCACAACGGCCCCATCAACTTCCTCGTCCCCGGTATCTTCCGAATCGGGCGCGTGGACATCAAGCGGCCCGCCTCCGTTCGCTACGCGGACGGCTTCTAAGGCTGGGTTTCCCGGACCCTCGGAGCGGCGGCGCGGCCAGCTCCGAGGGCGAGGATAAGCTCTAGCTCCCGACCAAGAGAGGAAGACCGATGGCCGAGCCGAAGAAAGTCAAGAAGAGCCTGTTCAACTCGGGCGCCGGCCCCCGCACCTTTTACCAAGCGGACGGCACGGCCCGGACGTTGCGGCCGGGCGAGGAGTGGACCGGCGAGCTTCTGGACGCCGAGTTCAAGGACCTCTCCGCCGACCTCAAGACGCCGCGGCCCAAGGCCGAGGCCAGGGCGCCGACCCCGGAAGGCGCTGGCGGCGGCGCTGGCGGGTCGGGAGGGAGCGATGGGCCGAACGCCGCCGAGCTGGCCGTCACGATCCAGAACGAGGCCGAGGCGCTGGTCAAGGCGAACGAGGAAGACGAGCTCCGCGCCATCGCCGAGAAGGAAGAGGTCAAGGGCATCGAGGGCGACGACAACAAGAACGACATCGCGCTCAAGATCGTCCGCAAGCGCCACGGCCTCCCCGAGGCCTAGTCGGAGGGCCAGCTCCGCGCTACGAAGAGAGGGCCGCTCCCGCCGGGGCGGCCCTTTCGCTTGAGGAGCCCAGCCGTGCCCTACCTTTCCCGCGAAGCCTATCTCCTCCGCTTCGGCGAGCCGGAGACGATCCGAGTGACGGACGAGGCTCGCGCCGGGGCCATCGACGCGCCGAAGGTTGACGCCGCCCTGGCCGACGCGAGCCTCATAATCGACGGCTATGTCGCGAATAGCTACGACCTCCCCATTGATCCGGTTCCGCCCGTCCTCGACCGCATTTGCGGCGACCTCGCCCGCGAAATGCTCCACCGGACCCGGCCAGTGGAAGCCGTCACCTTGGCCGCCGATCGAGCGCGGTCCATGCTCAAGGACATCGGCGCGGGGAGGATGAAGCTCCCCGTCACTGGCGGGGGGGTCGCCGAGCCGGCGGCTCCCACGGGCCTTGCTTCGTGGGGCCAGGCGGCGGACGCTCGAATCTTCTCGGCGGATAAGCTCGCGGGCTTCTAGTCGTGGCCGTCCCGATCACGGTCAAGGTTGACGCGGGCGCCGCGATGGGCGTCCTCGGCCGCTTGCGCGAGCTGGGCCACGACCCGGCCCCGCTCATGGAACTCGCCGGCGGAATCCTGGAGAACAGCGTCCGGGAAAGGTTCCGCACCGGCCAAGGCCCCGGCGGGATTCCGTGGCCCGTGTCGAGACGCCAGACCTTCGCGGCCCGGCCGGGCGCGAAAGGCGGGGCCGTCATCGGGCCGAACCAAGGCGGGCGAACGCTGGTGGACAAGGGGGGGCTCGAGTCCAGCGTCACGCACCGCGCCGAGGAGAAGCGGGTTGAGGTCGGAATCATCGCGAAGACGGAGAGCGCGAAACACGCCAAGACGCATCAATTCGGAGCGACGATCCGGCCCGTTCGGGCGGCCTTCCTCGTCTTCACGGGACCGGATGGCCATAAGATATTCGCTCGCCAAGTCACCATCCCGGCGCGCCCATTCATCGGGATAGACGACCTCGACCGGGCCGACCTCTTCGAGGCTTGGACCGCCTATCTCAAGAGTCTGGAGGAACCCGCCCCATGATCGACCTCGCCGCCATCCGCGCTCGAGTCCTGGCAATCACCGTGGGAGGCGCGCCGCTCTTCCTTTCCGTGGAGGACACGCCGAGCGCCGCCGATGCGATGGAGAACTTCACGGCGCCGCCGCCGGCGGGCTTCGTCTCCGTCGCTCGGGAGCGGGCCGCGCCCAACCGGCTTTCCGGCCGGCACCGCCAGCTCGTCCGCTCCTCCGTCTCCGTCCTTTGGTGCCTCGGGGCCGAGCGGGCGGACGAGAAGCGGAACGATCCGATGGAGGTCGCGCGCGGGGCCATCATCTATTCCCTCTCGGGATGGCGCGCGCCGGGGGCAGATACGGCCTTCGACTTCGAGTCCTATTCCCTCCGATACATCGCCCACGGGCTCATGTGGGGAGAGAGCCTTTTCGCCGCGTCTTGGGCCCTCACCACCGTCTAAAACCCTTCAGTCTTACGGCGGCGGCCCGCCCCCACTATTCTCGGCGGCGAACTGAAAAACCCGCCAGAGGAGCCTCACATGGCCGACACCGAAGCCGACGCCGCCGGAGGCTCCACCAGCACCACGGGAGCCGGCGCGGGCGCTGGCGGGGCCGGAGAGGGCCAGGGTGGCGGCACCGGCGGCGATAGCGGCGAGGGCGGCACGACCCGCACGGCCGGCGAAGCCCAGCTCGCCGAGGCGGCCTCCGACGAAAGCCTCCCCGAGGATTGGTCGCCGCCGCGCCATCGGGCGGACGGAGTCGCCGTCGATCCCGAGGGGCTTCCGATCAACCTCCGCCTCCGGTCGCTGGAGCTGGCGCGCCGCGGCGATACGGAGGACCCGGCCGGCCTCGCCTCCCCGGACCTCATCGCCGACGCGAAGGGCCGAATCGACGCCTATGAGGAGGCCTATCCGCCCCTCGGAGGCAAGAAGACCGCCGAGCTGGAGGCCATCGCCGAGCGCGAGAAGGTGAGCCTTGAGGGCGCGACCACCAACCCGGAGCGCGCGGCCCGCATCGCCGCCGCTCGTCCCGCCCTCGTTTAAGGACCCTTCGCCATGCCGAAGTTTTACGACCGGAAAGTCATCATCCACAAGGTCGAGACGACCGAAGGAACGGACGCGGCCCCGGCCGTTGCGGCGGACGCCATCCTCACCCGGAACTATGCTCCGAACGTCCTCGAAATGGACACCCGGACGCGCAACCTCGACCTCCCCTATTTCGGCGCTCGTCCGCAAATCCCGGTCAACCTTCGCCGCGGCGCGACCTTCGAAATCGACATGGCCGGCTCCGGCACGGCGGCGACCCCGCCCGCGTGGATGAAGCTCAACCGGATTGCGGGCTTCGACGCGGGAGTCGCGGGCGCGTCCAGCGTCATTCAGACGCCTATCTCGGCCGCCATCCCCTCGGCCTCGCAATGGGCGTGGATTGACGACCTCCTCCTCAAGACGGTCGGCGCCCGCGCGAGCATGGGAATCCGGGTCGAGGACGATGAGTTTCCCTTCTTCACCTATACGGTCCTCGGCCGGGCTCCGCTCGGGGGCGAGTCCGAGGCCGCGCCCGGAACGCCGGTCTATACGCCTTGGAAGGAGCCCGTCCTGGCTTCGACCGAGAACACGACTTTCACGCTCGACGGCTACGCTCTCCCGCTCCGGCGGATGGAGCTGGACTCGAACAACGACCTCGCTTTCCGCTCGCTCATCGGCCCCCAAGATCGGGTGACTTGGAGGAACCGGGCGTGGGGCGGTCGGATCCTCGGCGAGCTTCCCAACCTCGCGACGAAGAACTATTTCGGCAACGTCCGGACGGGGGCCACCATGCCCCTCTCCCTCATCCATGGAAACGTGGCCGGGAACATCGTCCAGATTGCGGCGCCGAAGCTGCAAATCGTCGGGATCGACACGCCGGAGGAGGACGGGATTCTCATGCTGGCGCTCGATGTCATCCTCCAGCCCAGCGCCGGCAACGACGAAATCGTCTTCACCACCAGCTAAATCTGGACTAGCGTCCGCGCTTCCACCTCCCGCGCCTATAGAGGGGATGCGCTGATGTTTGACCTCGCCGACAAGCGGCTCGTCTGGATTCCGATCAAGTGGCCGGGGGTGAAACCCGGCGCGAACGAGGGCGATGTCGCCCAAAACACCACGCATCAAATCGAGTGCCAGGTGGAACTGGTCGACGCCGATCGACTGAAAGAGTTGTTCCCGAAGGGGGAAAACCTCGGCGCTACCTCGGAGAAGGTCTTCGACGCCTTCAAGGCGCTCGTCCACGATTGGCGCGGGGTGAAGATCGGGACGACCTCCGCCCCGATGACGGACGAGAATATCCGGAAGATTCTCCGCGTCCCGATGTTCGCGAGCGGCTTCGAAGGCTCCTACGTCGACGCTTGGACCGGCCAGCTTGAGGAGCGGGAAAAAAACTCCGGCGACTCGTCCGCCGATGGGCAAGCGGGCGAGGCAAGCGCAGCTCCGGGAGCCGGCCCCAAATAGCCGACGCCGAGGCGAAGGCTCTTGGCATCGACCCGGAAGCCTTCGCCGAGGCCGGAGGAGCCGAGGATGAGCCCACCGTCTGGCCGGATATGCACGACGCATGGCGGCTCTTTATGGCGATGGCGACTCAGTGGAAGACCGCCGGGATGGCGGGGATTCGCACCGGCCTAGATTATGGCGTCCTTGAGAGCGTAGCGGCCTCTCTCAAAATCGACTATCCGTTGGCCCCCGAGGTCTTCGGCGACCTCCGTTTCATGGAAGCCGAAGCCTTGTCGATCTGGAGCCGACCGCGTGGCAGACTTTGACCTTTCAATGGCGATCACGGCGGACGGCTCCGAGGCCGCCGCCGAGGTCGACAAGGTAAAGGCCAAGGTCGAAGGCCTCGACAACGCACAGAAAGGCGCCAGCGACGGGACGACCAAGCTCGGCGGGGCGGCGGGAGCGGCGGCCGGCCAGCTCGGGGAGCAAGCGTCCGCCCTGGACAAGGTGGCTCGGGCGACGGCTCCGGCCGCGAAGGACTCGACCCAACTCGCCGGGGTTCTCAAGGTTCTCGAAGATCGGTTCAAGGGCGGCGGGATAAGCGCCCGCGTCTATGAGCTGGCCGTCGCCTCCGCGACGAAGGCCTCTCGGGAGCAAGTCGCCAGCGCCTCCGCCGTGGGCGCCGCGAATCAGAAGCTCGCCGCCAGTAACCAGACCGTGGGCCAGGCTGTGGCGCAAACGGCGACCGCCGTCGCCGAGAGTTCGAATCCGGTTGAAGCGCTCACCGGCAACATCGGCGCGGTCGGCGAAGCGATGTCGGGAATGGAGGGGAAGGCCGGATCGTTGGGCGCGCTCATGGCGGGGCCGTTCGGGGCGCTCATCGGGGTCGCGATTGGGGTCGTCGGGAGCCTCATCGCCTCCCTTTTCGAGGCGAAGGAAAAGACGGACGCGCTCGGGGTCGCCATCAAGGACGAGACGAAGACCGTCACCCAGCTCGCCGAGGCCCTGGACGAGCTCCACAAGGCGCAACAGGAACAGATTCAGTCGGCCCAGCAACTTGAGCGCCAAGCCGTGCGGAACATCGCGAAGCTGGTCGATGAGGCGAATACCGCTCGCGCCGCGGCGGCGGCCCAACTCGAATTGGCGAAGGCTCGCTATGAGGCGGCGAACGCCGCGAGCATGGACCCCAGCACGGCCAGCGAAACCGGCAACCCGAACTTCATGGCGGCGGGCTACTGGCAGGGGACGATCCGGGAAATCGACGGTCGAATCGCGGCCCTTACGAAGCGGATCGAAACCGGCGAAGGTGACAAGCGAGTCGCTCAAGGGGCCATCGTCAGGCGGCGAGTCGAGGAGGCCAACGACCCTCGGCTCAAGGCCCAAGGCGACTTCGAGCGCGCGAATGACAGCCTCCTCGAGTCGCTGGGGAAGGGAACAATCTCCCTTCGCGAGTACGGGACCGCCCTCGACACCGCACAGAAGACGCTTGACTCCACCTTGGACCGCATCGCGGAGGCGGAACGCGAGGCTCGCCGG